AATGATCCAACCTGTACTGGACTAGATCTAGTTATAGTATCACCAACCCCAATTGGGGCGCCACCTGAAACCCCCCAAGCCCAAAGATAAGAGCTAGGCGGGAGAGGGGGTGGAGGTGCAACAAAAGTCCCACCACCAACTAACGTAAATCCAGCTGTAAATTCCATTTGATTATCCTACTAATATATGCGTATTCATATATTTATATCTAATCAAATATAAAGATTTGGTCATCTTTATTACATAACCTATTGACAAATAAGCACTTTTCCTATATAATGATATAATTATTTATTGTGTCTAAAAGGTTTTTAATGAAGTTCTACACTAACGTGAATCAGTATGGCAATCGTATTCTGGTCAGAGGCGTAAATAACGGCAAAACTGTTCAAGAAAAGATCGAATTCAAACCAAGCTTATTTACAAAGTCACAGAAAGAATCATACTATAAGTCGTTATTCGGAGATAATCTTGAAGAAATAGAATTCGCAGATATCAACGATGCCAAAGATTATGTCAAAAGATATAAAGAAGTAGAAAATTATCCCATCTTCGGTAACACAAATTACGCATATCAGTATATCACAAAGACGTTTCCCGACGAAGTAGAGTTCGATATTTCGCAAATTAAAATTTGGTCTCTTGATATTGAGACATCTGCAGAACTTGGATTTCCTAATGTCAGAGATCCAAAAGAAGAATTGTTATTGATTACGATTCAAGATGCAAGTACCAAAGAGCTTGTGACATTTGGATCGAAACAATTTAAAGTAACAAAAGATAACCATACCTATATTCAATGTAGAGATGAGTATGATCTATTTCAGAAGTTCTTAATTTACTTCCAAGAGAATTGTCCTAACATTCTTACAGGATGGAACATTGAGTTTTTCGATATTCCATATTTGTGTTCTAGAATGGCACGTATTCTTGGAGATGATGCTGTTAAAAAGCTATCACCCTGGGGTGTGGTAAATCCAAAAGAGTTTACCCGCATGAGTCGTACAGAACTTATTTATGATATTCTGGGTGTAGCCATTCTAGACTATCTTGATCTGTATAAGAAGTTTACCTACAGTGCGCAAGAATCATATAAGTTGGATCACATTGCCAAAGTAGAACTAGGCAAAGAGAAATTATCGTATGACGAATATACTTCGTTCCGAGACTTCTACAAAAATGATTGGCAAAAGTTTGTCGAGTATAACGTAGTTGACGTAGAACTTGTTGACCAGCTTGAAGACAAGATGAAGTTGATTGAACTGATTCTTACAATGGCATATGATGCGAAGTGTAATTATGTTGATGTATTCTCAGCTGTAAGAACTTGGGACTGTATCTTATGGAATCATTTATGGAAACAAAACATCGTTGTCCATCAGCGAGAAGGTTTGCCCGGTAGACAAATTGTCGGGGCATTTGTTCAAGAACCACGACCAGGCAAATATGATTGGGTTGTTTCTTTTGATGCGACAAGTCTGTATCCTAGTATTATTATGCAGTATAATTTGTCGCCAGAAACACAAATTAGAAAAGCAACAAAGAATGCAGATGTAAATTCATTGTTAAAACAATCTATCAATCTAGATGATCTAAAAGATAACAACTATTGTATGTCTGCAAATGGCTTTTGCTATACCAGAGAGAAGCAAGGATTGTTTCCCGAGATTGTTCAGAAGTTATTTGACGATCGACAAAAGTATAAGAAGTTGATGTTGGTCGCTCAATCTAAGTATGAAGAATCAAAAGATAAGAAGTGGCAAAAAGAGATTGCAAAGTATAACAACTTTCAGATGGCTCGTAAGATTCAATTGAACTCTTTGTTTGGTGCATGGGGCAATGAGTTTTTTAGATTTTATGATTCGAATATCGCTGAAGGTATTACGTTGACCGGACAGTATATTATTCAGACTGTGGGCGCAGCATTGAATGAGTATTTGAACAAAGTGTGCGGTACAAAAGATCACATCTATTCATTCTACTCAGATACAGATGCGTGTTATATTACACTTGATCCATTGGTTCAAAAGTTCTACAAAGATCAACCAAAAGAAAAGATCGTAGAGATTCTTGATAAGATTTGTAATGAGAAGATTGAAAAGGCAATTAACAAGTCATGTGATATGCTTGCAGATTATACTAATGCTTTTGAGACAAAGATTTATTTTAAGCGTGAGGTTATTGCAGATCGAGGCATTTGGGTTGCTAAGAAGCGATATGCTTTAAATGTTTATAACAATGAGGGTGTTCAATATAAAGAACCAAAGCTAAAGGTCATGGGATTGGAGATTGTTAGATCATCTACTCCCGAACCTGTACGAGACGCTTTGAAGCAGGCAGTTAAATTAGCATTGACCGGAACAGAACAAGAGCTACAAGATTACATTCGAGAGTTTGAAACTAAATATCGTAAATTAGAACCAGAATTAATCGCATTCCCTAGAGGTGTAAATGGAGTCGATAAATATACAGATAGATCATCTATTTATAAACCAGCTACTCCAATGCACGTTCGAGGAGCATTGCTATATAACTTTTATTTAAAAGAACAGCAAATAGATAAAAAGTATGAACTTATAAGTGAAGGCGATAAGATCAAATTCATTTACTTAAAAGAACCAAACTTGATTAAAGAAAATTGTATTGCCTTTATCAATGTGATTCCCGAAGAGTTCAATTTGAAGCAGTATGTAGATTATGACACAATGTTTGAGAAATCATTTCTTGAACCGTTAACAACAATATTGAATGGTGTGGGTTGGTCTGCAAAGCCACAAGCAACATTGGAAGGATTATTCGCATGAAAAAATTACTATTAACACTTGCATTTCTATTATGTGCATCTACAAGTTATGCTCAAAAAACTCCACAAGGAGTATTATATGATGCTAAAATTATAAGAGTAACTGACGGAGATACCGTAGTTATTGCCGCACCATATTTGCCGGCTCCTATCAAACCCGAAATTGCTGTTCGAGTGTTTGGAGTAGACACACCCGAAAAAGGGTTTAGAGGACAATGCGATTTGGAAAAACAACGCGGAGAAGCTGCTAGTGTCTTTACCAAAAATGCAATAAATTCCACGCAAAAACATCAAGTCATGTTATATGGTTGGGATAAATTTGGTGGTCGTGTTTTAGGTGATCTAATTCTAAACGGTGTAAGCCTAAGAGCAGAATTAATTAAAAACGGATTCGCCCGTGAATATTACGGAGATGCCAAACAAAGTTGGTGCAACTAACTATTGACTTTTTGTCATGGTTATATTATAATATTGAAATTACTTAAGGAGTTATTATGTCGTTACTTGAAAAATTAAAGAAAAATTCGACAATCAAAGAAACAGAAACTTTGAGCAAATCCAAATTCTTTGCAAAGAAGGATATGATTCAAACCTCTGTTCCTATGGTTAACGTCGCGATGTCTGGAAGTCTTGAGGGCGGGTTGACTCCTGGTCTCACAGTATTTGCAGGTCCATCTAAACATTTTAAAACAGCATTCTCGCTATTGCTTGCCAAAGCCTATTTGGATAAGTATGAGGATGCTGTCGTTTTATTTTATGATTCAGAGTTTGGTTCACCGCAATCCTATTTTGACAACTTTGGAATTGATCCTGGGCGTGTTTTGCACACTCCTATTACTGACATTGAACAACTTAAATTTGATGTGATGAGCCAAATTAACAATGTAGAGCGTGGTGATCATGTTATAATTGTAGTTGATTCAGTAGGTAATCTGGCTTCAAAGAAAGAAGTTGATGATGCACTTGAAGGTAAGTCTGTTGCAGATATGACTCGCGCTAAACAGATGAAGTCTTTATTCAGAATGATTACACCTCACTTGACCATTAAAGATATTCCAATGGTTGTTGTTAATCATACTTATTCTGAAATTGGTTTGTTCCCTAAACAAATTGTTTCAGGCGGTACAGGCATTTATTATTCTGCAGATCAAATCTTTATTATTGGTCGTCAACAAGAAAAAGAAGGTACAGAAGTTATTGGATATAACTTTATTATCAATGTTGAGAAGTCTAGGTTTGTTCGTGAGAAGTCTAAGATTCCAGTTGAAGTTACATTCGAAGGTGGTATTAGCAAATGGTCTGGTCTATTGGATGTAGCACTTGAAGGTGGGTTTGTTATTAAGCCA